CTCGTTAGATCGACGAGACGTCAAGCGGAACAGGTTAGGGATAGCGGGGGTTTGGACTTCACGGTTCAACTCGCGTTATCTGCGCCCCTATTGAGGTTAATGCCATATACCTCATATAGCCGTCAACACGTCTTCCAAAGGGAGGTAACCCCTCCTATATTTACTCCAAAAGTTAATCCTAATTCCAAGACCTTCAGTTATATTCACCTAATGATAAGTCAAATCACCCTTCGTGGTAATAGACCTATGCCATACCTAATAATCAAACACGATTGAACCAACGGCTGATAGTGCCTGAAGCAGGTTGGGCGGAAGCCCATCTTGCTGCAAGCTATCATGCCACTGAGTTGAATCGTCATATTTCTATATGTAAATTTCATACTACAGGTGCAACAACCATAAATTATCAATATTACTCTGCAATCATCAACGAAGCCTATTAAGCTAAGTCTCCTACAAAGTACCCAGTTGTATTTTCTGGGAGGCTGACAATGATTCAATTGTCGTCCACTCGATCAGGCACTTTCACCTGTATAAGTTTATACAGGGACTGAGAATTATTCTCAGGAAGAAAGTTTCATCCTTCTTCAAATACCCAATCAGGCAGAACGCCCTAATTAGACCATAGCCTTGAAAATATTGTTGTTGTTCGTGAAGCACTGGTATCAGTACCCAATACTGATATGGCTTTCCTAACTGTCTTGGTGCAAACTCGTTTAATATTAAACTCTTATTTCTTTGAAACCAGTAGACCTGAACCACCCAAGATCCTTGGGATGGGAGGCAAACCACTTTGTCAAAGGTAGTTTGCTAAATCAGCGTACAGAATCTATTACACATTATAAGTTCTTTCGTGGTTAAATTCGCGAGAGAGCGTTTCAACGCAAGCCCCCAAGTTCACCCATATTGGCGAGCCTGGTCGCGATCCTTCATTGATATCTAGTCCATCTTAAGGATGGAGTAGACCTCAAAGAGGGATAGCCGGATGAACCCTGACTTTTCAGGTAGTCAATAACCAATCTGTGTTAACAGGTTAGTTGTTGCTGCCTTACTAGATCACGATAGTTCATCCTCCGACTTTTCTCGTTACTTTTCTGTTCCTAATTTCTACAGGGCCAGCCAGGTACTGCTTTCGTTTGCCTTTTCTTATGACTAACTTCTCCAAATAGACACCCCTATCTTCACTAATAGCATGCTTGCCTTCAGAGATCTAACCACCACAATTGACTAAGTATTAATTATATATAGTTATCATTTTTCGTGGCGCTATGATGAGTGCATCGTCCCCAAACACTTAAGCAGTGTAGTAAGGTCGAAAGACTCATTTCAATGGTTGCCCATCTACTTATCTCTTTGTATAAACATAATTTGGTGTGGTATATGCAAGCTTTGCAGCGCGCTTAATCCAGAATAAGTGTACGAGATTCAGCATGGTCCAAGTAGTAGGAACTCCCATAAGGATTCCTCAACTTAGCTCACACGGAATTTCGCAGAGATCATCCATGACTTTGGCACTGATCCCATACTTACGAGAATCTAAATATGTATCATCATCAATTGAATAGTGAACATCAACCGGACCAGTTAATCTTCAAAGACTAACTTTCTCAATAAATGTTAATTTCCCAGACTCGCAAAGGCCTTCTACAATTGATCCGACAAGATCAAGAGGAAGAAGGTCCGAGGCAGCTTTGAGGTCCGAAGAGAGCATCAGGCCACTAGAGCCGGATAAACTCTTCAAAAGTCATTTGAATTCACCATTCAGCGCATCTTTTATTTCAGGGGTTCGTCAGAGACCTTAAAACAATCTCTTTCATACTAGTTAACCAAGACAAATTAGTTCGGGCTCACTTTTCGTAACTATTCAAGTTTTGAGGCCATATTCTTTGACCACAGCAACTTGAGCTTAAGGTAGCTACTTCCAGTTTCTAAGGGTATGAAGGAGAGAATGTTATATCAGCTTATAATCATTAGACATACTTTACCATTGAGCGGGATCTAAATTCAAAGGTGCTTCCCAGTGAAGTCCCGGTAAGGCTGAAGAGCCTAGTACTTCTCGTTTCCACTAATCGTAGCCTCCGTGCTTCCTAGTAAACGTTCCAGGCTCTTCGCTATAACAAGCGGAGGTACTGGAATGTCCAAAGGGAGGAATAAATTCCTCTGGAGAAGGTAACTTCTTCATAGCCCACTCAGTCGCAAATTTCTTTGCTTCTGCTAGGATTAGGGGATCCGTGACAAATTTATTTGTTATATTCTTTCAATGGTCAATCATGGCTTCGACAACATCTCTTGCTCCCGGAAGTGGGAGTGCTCATTTACAATAACTTAATTGTGCGTAACAGTCTTAGCCAAGTCTCTTAAACGATTTCATTTTGGAGATCCAATGGAGTGATTTTCTTCAAGTCAAATAGCATTCTCTTAAATCAGAGAACCAATCTTTAAGCATGAATAGAGAGTGGTAAACTCCGCTATTCTTGGCTATTTGAGAAGTTCTTTCATAAAGCTTATTGAAGAAATCCATACAAATCTTTGGAAGCGTGTAATTATTAGAAGAAACCTTATTATTTAATCTTTTGTCAGCTTTCGAGTCAATCACCTATCATTTATCTTTATTACTTGGTTTATCAGACCTTTTAACTTTGACTCAGACTAGTCCAAACTCTGCTGCTAAAGCAGAGTAGACAGTCTTCATAGCTTCTTCTAACAATAAAATGTCCACTTTCTTTCATTTCTAGATCCTTTGAGCCTCTAAACTATCTTTCGATTTTTGGGGAGCACCAAGCTACTTATAATTTATTAGAATTTGCTTAGTGTCATCGAGTACTCATCGTGATGTGTGATATTATTTCTGGGAAGTCTTAATTTCATTGACTTGCTTGACATACCCTATGATTCATTGAACATGGGGAGTGTCGGGATATTTCAAGCAGAAGTCACACTGGACATTTTTGACGGTATCATCAAGCTGTTCCTAGGAAACGAAATTGTTCGCTCCATTTCTTAGTACTAGGCTAGTATGATGCAGCCTTGTTGCTCCTTTACAGGACGCAAGGTCTCGCAGTTACTAGACAGCCAAGGGCAGTCTGATAGGGTCGCGAACTACTTTAACGTAGCCACGCCCTGTCGGAAGGTTTTGCTTTTTCTTTTCTGTTGCGAGATCGAGGATCGAAAGATTCTTAGTCTCTCGATAGAGATTAGTAGGCAAAACTAAC